GCGGCCCGACTCCATCATCATGTTGCCGGCGTTGACGCCGTACTGCCCGGCGGCGTTCGTCACCTGATTGGTGGCGGTCTGCCCGGCGCCGTAAAGGCCACCAAGCGCGCCGATGCGCTCGTTCTTGAGCGCCTGTGCGCGGTTGAAGGCGTTCATGTACTCTTGCGAGGCCATGTCCTGCCCGAAGCGTCCTGCGGCCTTGAGCGCAGCACCCGACATCATGCCCCCGCGAGCTGCGGCGGTGCGGTCAAGCGCCTTCATGCCTTCGGACAGCCGGAACCCGTAGCCGGGATCCATTTCAAGGTCGGCCATCGTGTAGTTGCGGCCAAGGCTGCCGTAGCCCGATGATGCGGGGTCGCCGCCAAGCCCAAGCATCCGCAACAGTTCGTTCTGACTGGTGATGCCCGCCTGCCGAAACGGCTCGTTGAGTTCAACCTGCCGGTCGAACATTTCCTTCTGCAACCGCGCCGACTGATCGGCCGCCTGCTGCTGCGCGCGCGATGCTTTTTTGGATGCGCGGGAAGCCATACCGCCGCCAATGACGGCGCTGCCAAGGATTGCAGCTGATGTACCGATAGCCATTACGCGACCTCTCTCATAAACGTGCGCTCCATTGGGCGAAACCCTTTGCGCGCGTACAGATTCGCCATTTTGCCAACGCGCTCATCTTCAAGAGCAATCATAAACAGCGCGGTTGCGCTTTTTGTGGTTGCCCACGATTCAATCGTGCGATACATGGCTTGCCCTGCGCCTTTGCCTCTGGCCTCTGGGGTCAGCCACCACCACAGTTCTTGGACTACCGTAGTGGCGGGGCTAAAGTACATAGGGTAGGCCAACGCGCCGGCGATGCCAACCATTTTGCCGTCATCTTCCGCAAGCCACACCCCGATATCGGGGTTCTCTACCGCCGAAAGGAAAAAGTCAGCGTAGCCCTCGTCGTCAAACGGAATGACGTTGCGGATAGGGGATGCCGCGTGAAAGGCGTGCGCTAGGGGCAGATATTCCGCGAAATCGTAAGCGGTGGCGTTGCGGACGATCACGACACTTCCCTGCCCGAACAGCGGATGTTGATGGCCGACGCCGTACCGGCGATGGTCGAGATATACCCGCCCGGTGCCAGGATGTGGCCGACCAGTTCGGGGAAGGTGTAGGTTTCGTTCGGCAACAAGGTCTTGGTCTTGACGATCAAGTTCTGGTTGCCCGTCGAGTCGTACTGCGTGACCAAGTTGACCGACAGCGTAGCCGCCGACGCGCTGTAGTTGGTCGCCGTGAACTTGTCGATGATGGCCGACACGTTCGCGGCGGTGTACTGCGTGGTTTGCGCGTTCTCCGCCGTCTTGGACGGAATCAAGGGTTTGACGCTGACTGCCATGACCTACCCCTAGAAAGTGAACACCATACGAACGCGGCCGCTTTGGCCGGGTTGACCGCCAAGGTAGCTGCCTTCGCCGCCGCCGCCCGCCGTCAAGCCCCCATCACCCGCAATCGGAAGGCCGCCTGCCGAAGTATACGCCGCTCCGCCGTTGCCGGTAGTGTTTGTGGTGTTGCCGCCCGTAGCCGTGCCGCCTGCACCCTGCGTCTGTAACGGCCCGGCGTTGCCCGGCTGACCACCATTGGCGGTCATCGTCGTGATGGTGTACGTGCCGCTGTAGACGTTGGAGAAGCCACCAGCCGTAGCCGATCCGGCGCCCGCACCTGCGGCGCCCACGGTATACAGGATTGTCTTGCCGTCCTGCCCGGTCAAAGTCAGCGCGGTCTTAGAGTATCCGCCGCTGCCGCCGCCGCCGCCTTCAACGATGTCCGGTTCGCCTGGTACGCGGAATGACTCGTAGCCCGTAGCGCCACCGCCACCGCCGCCCCACACTTCGATAGTGACGTTGGTTGCGCCTGTGGGGATAGACACCGACCCGGTGCCGGCTTCGGAATAGTCGTACACCCCGGCGCCCGCGCCGCCAGGGCTGCCGTTGAAGAACGACGCAAGCGTGGCGCCGCTCATGTCAGGTCAGCCCCGCCCCGCTGATAAGCCACGACGCGCCCGAAATCTTAATAAGGGTAGCGACACCGTTACGCGCAAGCGTGCGAGTGCCCGTCGTGGTGCTGTTGGCGAGGGTCATCGTATCGGTCGTGATGGCGATGGACAGCGCCGTAGCGTTGAGGTTGACGATGATGATGACGGTGCCCAACGGAAACGCCGTAGCGCTGTTGGCCGGAATAGTCAGCGTCAGGCTAGTGCCGTTCATCACGACCGCTTTGCCGCGATCCGACAACAGCAGCTCGTAGTTGGCGGTCTTGGAGTTGGTCGGCGCGTCTCGGTAGCCCACGGCATAGTCGGCGCTGACCGCAGCGTTATCCGGCACGGTCGGCGTGCCGGTAAACGTCGGGCTGTCAAGCGGCGCGTAGGTAGCAGCGGCGGCGGTCGTGGTGAGGGCGTCGGTGATGCCGTAACCCGCAACCGTGGCCGGGGTGCTGGTAATGTCCGCCCACGCCACGCCAGCCAGACTCAAGTCGTTGAGGCCAGTCAAGTCATCGTAGGTGCCAAGCGTTACGTCAGCCGAGGTCTTGAGGACGAACTTGTAGGCCACGCCTTCGGTCAGCCAGATTTCCTGCGTGACCCGACCTGCCGAGTCAAAGATAATGGGGTTAGTGTGCGGCGTAGCCCCTGAAGCGGAGGTGTAGACCGCTTCGGGCGTGGTCGTACCGGCCTGATAGGTGAAAATCTTGCCGCCCGCCAACGGATTGCCGTTGTTGTCAAAAAACTGCGCGCCGGCACCCGCCAGCGGGGAAAGGAACACGGTCATATGTACACCTGCGTCATGGTGAGGATGACGGAGGGGATGCCAGGGACAACCCCCGCCGCCGCCTTGGATTGTACCTGCACGGTCGTGTCATCAACCGCCCACATCAACTGAAAGTAGTCGCCGTCCGACATGGAGACAAACAGATTGGCGGCCACGAATACCTCGGCGTTGTTGCCTTGAATTCGCACTTCGGAGGCAGAGTCTGCAATGTTGTTGCCGTTGATGCGCCCCCACACCCAAAAGAGGCCGGTGCCGCCCGAAGTCTTGTCCAGTTGCAGTGAAAACTGCATGTTGTAGACCGCCGGGCGTGTGACCTTGATGCGGGTAGAATCCGCCGGATCGACGTACACGCCATAGCGGTTGGACGACGTGTTGAACTTCATGCCGTAGGCCGTGTTGATGGCCGCCGCCGTCTGCGTAGTCGTGTCGTAGAACTGCCCGTAGTTGATGGGGTTTGGCTCAAATCGCGGGGGGCCGACTTGCAACCCGCGCACCGCCGCTTCAACTTGCGACAACTCAGCGTCGGTCACATTGTTCGGCGGCGTCAGTTCCAGATCGGCAAGCGTGGCGTCGGTCGTACCGCCGCCCGTCAGCCGGAACTGATTGTTGAGGTAACGGAACCACTCCCGCGAGATAAGCCCCGTCCGCGCATCAATCAGCGGAACGCGCGGCGCAGGGATGTTGGTGATGTTCTGCGCGTTAGGCATTGGTGCCGTCCAGAATCAGGTCAGCACCCATGATGGCCGTCACAACGGGGTCCGAACCAGACACTTCGTACACCCGGTCGCGGGACTTGAGCGTAGCACCCAAGCGCGTCCAAATGACGCGGGTCTGCGTAGCCCCGATGCGGCCGACGTCCTTCCAATGCTCATGGCTCCACGTGTGACCGCCATCGTCCGACCACCGCAGCATCATTTTGGGGTCTGAACCTTGCGTAACGGCAAAAGACACCAGAAACGAATCGCCCGATTCTGTGGTCAATGTGTCGCCAGATTCAGCCAACAACAAATCTAGCGTTTCAAACCCCGTGTAGCCGGACAGCCCGACGCCCGTCTGGCAGTCCAACTGCAGTCGGCGGTGCAGCGTGCGAAAGAGGTTGTTCTGCCCTGGCGCGAGCGCGCGCCACGACCGCAGCCACTTCTGCTCGGCGCCGTTGTCGGAAAAGTACGCCAAATCGTAGGCGTACAAGTTGCCGTTCTCAAAGTCGCCTACGACGGGTTCGCCGTTGAACCGCGCCTGGCAGTTGGATCGGTGGCGCTTATAGCGACCGTTGACCAACGCAGCGCGCTCATGCCACGCATTGGTGGCGGCGTCGTACACCCACGTCGTTTCGGCGCTCGGGAAGATAAGCACGTAGAAGGCGTGGCCGTCCTGCTGATAGGTGTACGCCAGCGCGTCCGACATGTCGGCGTAGCCTTGGATGGCGAACTCAACGGCGTGGGTGGACACCCGCACGCCCTGATAGCCCTGCGCCCGGTAGACGATGCCCTGCCCGCGCGCGTCGGCGCCAAGCCAAAACACGCTGTTGTCAAGCTTGGCGACCGAGTAGGGGGCGATGCAGCCAATCTCGTTGTATGCGCCTTGGATGCGCGTCAGCGGAAAGTCGGGGTCGCCCGAGTTGTACCAGACCTCAACCGAGTTGGTGCCGAACAGCCACACCTCTCGGTGATCGACCGCCAACGACACCAAGCCATCCGGCGAACCTTCGGCGCTAGCAAAGTCCAACGGATCGACGGAGAACCCGTCAAGCAAATCCGTCACCCACACCCGCTGGCTGTTCGGTTCGTTGAACACGAAGTAGCCGTCAAGGTAGCCGACGTTGACCGCGCCGGGGAAGTCCGGGTCGGTGATTTGGGCAAACGTTGCCGTGTGGAAATTGTAGATGAACCCGTCAGGGTTGCACGCGACGAACAGCTGCGTACCGTTGTCGGCCATCGACACCGGGCCGGAACCCGTGATGTCGCCCAACTTCGTCTGCGTCAGGTTGGCCGCGACCTTGTAGAACTCCGTGCCGCTCGCCACGTACACATCCGTGCCGTGCGCCCACAAACCACGGATGGGGCCGTTGCCGACTGTAGCGACCAGACGCAGCCCAGGACACCGCTGAAGGTACGCCGGCTCCTTTCCCCCCTCGGGGATAACTTCGGGGTACAGGTTGACCATCCGGTTGTCAGCCGCGTTCGGGCTGCGGAGGACATAGCTGCTACCGAGGATGGGGGTTTTCATGCGGCGACTACAAGCGTAGCGTCAGGAGGCCCAACGGTTGAACACCACACGCGCGCCGTTTGCAGCAGATCGCCCCGCAGGGATAGCCGCAATGGTGAACGTAGCGCCGGCCAAAGCCGAAATAGCCGACCAATGCGTAGTTCCGTCGTCAAGCAAGATGCCGCAAATGTCGCCGTTGGCAATAGACCCTGCCGCCGAAACCGTCGCGGAAGTGTTGCCGGCAGACAACGCGCCATTGAGCTTGTTTTCGTACTGATACGACACCCATCGCATAACCTTCGCGGTCTTGTCCCACACGGCAAAGTTGAACGGCGCGTAGCCGCGCGTCGGAGCGCCGTCAAGGACGGGCAGCGAGTACGGCTGTTGCGTTGCGTTTTCGGTGGGACCGCGCCCGAGCGCTTGCGTGAAGATGCTCGCGCCGATGGATTTGATAAGCCCGGCCGAAGAACTGATGATGCCAACGCGGATAAATTTGACTTCGCTGCGGCGCACAAAACCTGGAATCAAATCGTTAGCGCCCAAGCCCGTGCCGACCGTATAATAGCCATACGTAGTGTCGAACGTGGTCAGGTTGACTTGGCTGTAAAACGCGCCGCCAGCGCCTTCCGACAGCAGCGGGTTCTGGTTCGCGTCGTACACCCACACTAGCGGGCGCATCAACGCGCCGCTGTAGTTGGCATCCCATACCACCACATCGCCAAGCGAAACCGGAATCAAATCCGACATGCCGATAGTGGTGAACGAATCAACGGTAAACCCGTTGAGCGACGGCGTGATAAGCGCCGGCGAAGGCAGAGCAGTCAAACCGTTTGTAGTGGGCGCGATACGCTTGTTAGGCGCCGCGCAAGCGGTGGACGTGCCGACAATCATGCTGTTGGCATCCACCAAGAAAAGCGGCGACTTACGGAATTGCGTAGAGGATTCCGTCGCCACCATGTTGTTGCGACCGGAATCCGTCACCAAAATCGGCGTAGCGAACTGACCGTAGGTTACGCCAGACCAAGACGCAAGCACGGTGTTGCTGTACGCGCTTGAAGCAAACGTCACACCCGAAGAAGCGGCGACATCCTCAAACCGCGCGCCATACACGCTGTTGTTCGTGGTGTTGGTGAACGTCAGCGCAACCGCCGATCCCTCCATGCAAGGATGGAAGATTTTGTTGTGGTTGTGCGGGTAATTGACGCCCACAATGGACAGCTTCACTAGCCGGTCGGCATAAATGAAGTTCTCGTTGACGTAAGGCGTACCGCCCACACCGCCGTCAGTCAGTTCAAGCAGGGTCACCATGCCAGTGATGCGGAATTGGTTGTACGAAACGCCCCTATCTTCGCCCGCGCCTTCGGCGTAGAGCTGCGCGAAGTTGCACGCGCCAAGCGATACGAACGACTCCGACAAGCCGGTGATGCGCAGCACCGGGGATGCGGGCGGGGCGCCGAACAGGCTCGTCCCGTTGGTCACGTTCGCCAACCGGATGTCGCCGCCGCCAGAGTTGAAAAACCCGCCGACCGTCAGGGTGCCGGCGGCAACAAGGATGTTCGACTCAAAGTTGAGGCGCTTGACGCCGCGCAGATCGGTCGAGGAGCCGAGCCGAACGGTCATGCCGCTCGGACACCACAGCCCCTTGCCGCTGCTGATGGCGTAAGTCTTGGCAAGCAGCAGAGCCGCGCGGTCGTCAGTCACTCCGTCACCGACCACGCCAAAGTCCTTGACGCTCACCATGTCGCGCAGCCTATCTTGGATAGTCCGCGTCACGGCGCCGGCGCCCGCCTGGACAAAGCCCAACTGGTTTATCGCCGCGCGTTTGGTGTCACCGCCCTGATTGATAGGCAGTTCGCTCGTAGGGGCGACCGGCGACGTTGCGGCCGGAAGCTGCGAAATCTTGATGTTAGCCATGTCAGTAGTTTCCGGCGAAGATGTTGAAGCGGTTACGCCGCGCCATGAGGCTATACGGCATCGCCATTATGTCCTTGGGCGCGTTGATGCGCTTGATGTCGCGCTTGCTCGCCATAGCGATCCGTTGCACCTGCGGTGTCGGCTCCACGCCGAACTCCGGCGCAAGCTCCATCGCCAAGTTGTAGGTAAACGCCCGCAGATAGCCTGGCGGGAACGCCAATTCGGTCGTAAGCGTAGCCGGCTGCGTCAGCGGCTTGACCGAAATGAAGTGGAACTCTAGCGCGCGCGACGGCACCGGATAGACATGAATCGTCACGTCCGGGTAGGTCATATTGACCCACATGACCTGCGGGAAG